GGTATAGGTTCTAGCAGTTAAGTTAGTACCTTTACCTTCCCATGTAGCCCACTCGGACTCAAGCTTTAAGTCTGGAAATGTTTTATACAGAAGGGACTTGTAGTTCTTCCATAGGTTCATCAGGTGTTTCGCCTCCAAAGTTTACATCAGCATCAACCTTATCATATAGGTCTAGGAATGCCTGTTTTGTTTCATCATCAAAACGATTTACACATATCTCAATCGCTTTCTCTTTGTTTTTCCAGATGGAATATGCCTTTACGATATGGACAAGGCGTCTTGTAGAAATGACTTCTTCAACACCACCATCATAGAATGTCTTACGGATAATGTCACCCCAATCAACAAGTCTCTTACAGAAGTCTTTGTCATCACATAAGAGATTTAGTATCTTTTCCTCAGTTTTTGGGCTTGGATAAGACTGCTCGAAGGTTGCTGGGAATCTTTCGAGGAAGGCTTCGTTAAGCACGTTAGTTCCAATAAACCTTCCGTCGTCTGAGCCTTTACCTTTAGTATTAGCGGTTGCGATAACATTGAATCCTTTCGCTGGTTTGACATATCTTCCAATCTTCTTAAGGAATACTCCAGTTCCCTCAAGGATGCTTTGAAGGCAGAGGATTTTGTTTGATGCAAGGTCGATTTCGTCAAGTAACAATATTGCACCTCTCTCAAGGGCTTCGATAACTGGGCCGTTATGCCATACTGTGGAGCCATTAACAAGACGGAAACCACCAATAAGATCATCCTCATCAGTTTCAATAGTGATGTTAACACGGACTACCTCCCTTTTAAGTTGAGCACAAGCTTGTTCTACACCAAAGGTTTTTCCGTTACCAGATAGTCCAGTAATGAAACATGGATAGAAAAGTTTAGATTGAATGATTTTCTTTAGATCATTGAAGTTACCAAACTTGACAAAGTTGGGGTCAACTGATGGAACTAGATTCTGTTCAACTGGTGGAACAACAGCAGGAGCAGCGAAGTTAGCTTCAAGGTTTGCTTTCTTCTCTCTGACAGTTAGATTCCATTTACCAATAGCCTTCTTGTAAGGTTTAAGATATTTGGTGACAGTTTGATATCCGACATCATTCTGAGCACAGTATGCTTTGATGTGTGCGGCGGTAATCTTGTTACCGTATAGATCTCTTAGAGAATTGATTAGAGATTCGGGGTTCACTTTAGCTTCAAAAGGCATTGTTCATTCTGTAGTTATATATTAAGTATAGTAGCATATGTTATCATATGCAAGCAGTGTTGTGACACTAATATAATTGTCTCTACACTTCTCTACGCTATAAAGTCCATGAATTGTCCAAGGACTTTCTTGTTCATCTTCTTATTGTTAAGAGATTTTTTGAAAGCAGATTTGATCTGTGCTTTGGTTGCATCTTCTTTCACTTCAAACTCAGTATCATTACCAAGAGCACTTGATGACATTCCAAAGTAGGCATGATATCCAACATCAGTAAGTTTGACTGACTTATCTTTTTTCCAAGAAGCTTGGATATGTTGTACCTTATCGAAATCCCAATCCATATATCTTCTGATAAATGAGTTAGCGTCTCTGTTATCCATGACTCGGATACCTATGAAATTAACATCTGGGAATCTACCTCTAAGTTGATTGAGAAGTGATGATGTCAATTCATGTGAATGAGAATTACAATAGTATGTCTTGCCATTAGATTTGTCTCTGATAAAAACTGAACCATTCATAGTTGATCTGTGACCCATGTAGTTTCTCTCAGGACTATCTTTGAATTCAAATTTGCAACTGTATGAAAGTGGATGTGCGTCTCCATCTGTAAGAGTTATACATTGTACTTTCTGAACTCCTGTAGCTTTTTTGAACTTAGGAATTAGTTGGTTCAATGATACAAGAGCTTCGTTGAGTGGAGTTCCTGATAAAGATAATTTTCTAGGGCATTGATATAGTATAGTGTTATCCCATCTGAAATGCTGTGTCAATGGTGTGGTTAGTCTCCAGATATTGAGCATTTGTTTTTCTAGATCAGACTTCTTGCAATCACTTGTAAGAAACTCTACCATAGAAAACTGAGAATCAACTCTTACCATGTGATCTTTTTCTTCATGGTGATTTGGCATGTTTCCTCTACCTCTCCAAGTATAGTCATCATCCCATTCTTTGTAATGATTCCACTCATTAGTGAAAGCAAATACTTGAAAAGGAATTTGAACTTTCTTACAAAACCAAATCAAGTTGAATAACTGTTTGATTGTGTCCATAAGAACTGTACTCATAGAACCAGACCAATCAAGTACAAATATCAATCCATGATTTTTGCCATCTGGTAGAACTGTAATCTTTTTGAATAGATCTTCATTGAATTTGTAAGTATGTAACTTAGTACAATCAAGAACACCTGTCTTTGCCACAGTAGCACGGGCATATGCATCAGCAGACTTACGACACTCGAACTCTTTTACAAGATAGTTGACTTCTTTCTGAGCAGATCTACGGAAGAGTCTGTAATCATTGTCAACTTTCTCAAAAATATCAATCTTTCTCTCTGAGTTTTGATCATAGTTGTTTTGAGATCTTACCCAATACTCATCCAAATAAGCATGAACATCAGAATTTTTGGCAACTATTGTGTCCAAGTTTAGAGTAGGTAATTCAACATACTCAGGAACATAGAATGAATTTGTTTCTTGTTTGTTTAGATTTTCTAGATTTTCTTGGAAGGTCTTGTCTGTTACTGCCTCTGTGACTCCTCCATGAACACCACCCATAGGATCAGATAACCTTTCCAATTCATCAAGAAGTTCTTTGTCTGTCATTTCTGTGGGATCAGGAGATCCATCTCTACCAGTTTCTGAATCAGATTCTTCTCCACCATCAACATCTCCTTCCATTTCTGAATCAGTTTTTTCATCAGATGGTTGAAAAGGTACTCCCATTCCAGCACCAGATTCTCCACCCATTGAGAACTCTAAGTCATCAAGTTTAGTAAGTTGTTCTTCTGATTCTTGTTTCTCTTTGATGTAGTTGTATAATTCCTGAGCCAACTCAAGAACATCTTTGAAAGTTTCAGTTTTGAATGCCTTATCTACAAAGTATTTTTCTTCATCATCAAATTTTACACTTTCAAAAGCACCGATCTTGTAGTGAATATTGATTCTGTCTGCCAAACCCATGTCTTCGATATCATGTTCACTCAATTGAAAGAAGTCTTGTTCAGCAAGTTGTGAATATCCACCGTAAAATGTTTTACTCAAGCCAGGATATCTCTGTTTCATTAACTTCTCAATCCTTACATCTTCCAAAACGTTGACGAAAGACATTGGAACATCTGGATAGTCATATGTCCAGTTATCAGCGGGTGTATATAATGCGTGACCAACCTCATGTCCTACTAGAAGGTCATATACGATCCCAGAAGCCTTCTCCCACATTGGTAGGGTAAGAACTCTACGTTCAGTATCGAAAGACGCTGTAGAGACCTTACGGTTCTCTATGATAAGATCTTCTGTTGCAAGTAGTTTTGCGAGTTGACCTTTGACTTCGTAATTAACCTGTGTAAGCATTTGTTTTCTTGTCTATGTACACATGATAATCGATCCTATGCCAATTTCAACCAACAGTGTGCCAGTTTGTCAACTGTCTACCCTGACCATTTTATTGCTGTATCTAAAGCTTTCTTCGCTGTGTTTTGTAATTTTATTACTTTACTCTCATATGTTATTGTAAATCCCAATAGATCACCTTCGGGATCATTCGGCATACCTACAGGTTGTACTAGAAAAATACCTGCATGAGCAATAGTTCTCCACTCCATATCAATGAAGCCAAGTTCTCTTAAGGCACACTCAAGTTTTAAAGAGTGACATCCATCTAGTAGTAGCATACGGTATCCGTAGTATACTATTATGTAGAATACTTGACTTTTGAGAATCCATTCATCTTTTCAAAGGTAATTAAATTATCCAGTCTATCAGTAAGTTCATCTACCTTATGAGATATCATAAACACATAAGCATCCTTGATGACATACTTGATGATCTTCGTAAACTCGTCAGTACCATTACTGTCAAGTGAACTGTCAAATATTTCGTCAAGGATTAGGATGTTTGTGCTGGATGAGTTCTTCATCTTAGCAATATCTCTCCAAGTAAACAGAATAGCAAGATCAATTCGCATTTTTTCACCCTCAGAGAATGATTCGTAACTGAATTTCTCATGTATAGGTGACTTAATCTTCTCATTGAACTGTTCATCTAAAGTAAAGTTGATATAGAAGTCCATCATTTGAAGATAATGATTTATCTTTTGATTCATGACAGGCAGATACCTTCTTATGATCTTTGCCTTGACACCAGAATCCTTCATCATGGAGTTTGCAAAGTCCAGATACTCTATATTCTCAGTGTGTGATGCTTTATCCTTTTCTACTGTTATCAGATCGCTTTTGAGTGACTTAAGAGTGGCTCTTTCAGTATTTCTGTTTGCAATTTGCTCGGTAATCTCTTGAATTTCTGATTCATAATCTCTGATTTGCCTTTGGTACTGAGAAATTTTAAAATTGTTCGTTGAAATGTCATTCGTTAGTTGAGTGATCTGATTAGTGAGTTCTAAAAACTTAGAATCTCTTTTTTGTTCTTCATTTATAGACTTGGTAAGATCTTTATAAGCAGAATTAATCTCTTTGACCTTACCTTCTATGTCTTCGATTTTATTTAAGCGAAACTCTTCCTCTATTTTCTGCTCACATGTAGGGCATGATACGTTTTCCTTAAAAAATTTATGTTCGGATGTTATATTTTGTATCCGTTGTTCCAATTTTGCCTTAATTGTGTTCATTTTCTTAAGGGAAGCACGAGCAGATGATAGATCTTCTAGCTCTGGTTGATACTTTGTCTTAATTAAATTGTCATATTTGGTATTCTCCCCCATGAGACCAGAAGTATCCTCAAACATGACATCAATTTTATCTTTTGTATCCTTAATTCTCTTCTTTCCACTCTTATCAAGGTCGGCAATAAAGTTTTTTTGCATATCAATCTTCTCTTCTATCATTTCTTTCTTGATAGTGAGTTCCTTTATCTCTGTTGAGGCTTTACTCATCCTTTCTCTAAGGATTTTTGCCATGCCAGAGAAAATTTTGATGTCTAAAACGTCTTCTACGATTGCTCTACGGTCTGAATTACCAAGTTGCATGAACGGAACGAACGTTGCCGATCCCAGAATGGTAGTTTGAGTGAAAGATTTGTAGTTTAACTTTAAAATATTGTCTTCTAGATGTGCCTGTTGATCATTCTGGTTGGCAAATTGATCTTGTAGTTTGCCATCTATGTAAATCTGGAACAAGGTAGGTTTCATACCTCTCACAATCGTATAGATTTTACCTTGTATTTCAAATTCTATCTGAACTTCACATTCTTTTTCATTAACAGTATTGATTAACTGTGCCTTCTTGATTTTTCTGAATGGTTTATTATATAATACGAAAGTTAATGCATCCAAAATAGTAGATTTACCCGCTCCATTAGCACCTACTATTAAATTTGTTGGGGATTTTTGAAAACTTACAATTATAAACTGATTACCAGTTGATAAGAAATTACGCCACCGTATTGTCTTGAATATTATCATAATCTTTTGGTGGAATCACTATATCATCAGGTGAGATAACAACATATTTGTATTTGTGTTTTTGACATGTCTCAACAGCCAGTGTATCATCTATTTCTACAACTGTCAAGGGGATTGCTTCGTTTGCTTCTAACAAGCCTGCGTATCTTGTAGCATCATCTTCTTGTTCAAAAAGATACAAAGCCTTATGGCCATCATCATTAGTGACGGCATAAGCGCCTTCCCCTTCTTTTCCTGAGAGTGATAAGATGTACATTACTCGGATTCACAAGCTTCTAAGTAAACTTCTTTTAGAAGTGTTTTGACTCTATCCTTTTTCAATTCAAAATCAGAGTCTTCGATATATTTATTGAGGAGAGTTAATGTATCTTCAATCTTTTCGCCGTCTAAATCTACTTCCTTATCATTGATTTCTGTGTTCTCAACTACCTTTAAATCTATGATTCCAGCCTTCATAAGTTTGTCAAGGAATTTGTCATACTGTAACTGACTTGACCTAGATCTAACAAAAAGTTTTACAATCTTATCCTTATAGAGGTGTGCTTTGAATAACTCTGCTGGTGTATCATTGTAGTATATCTTTTCAAACATGTGATATGTATTTTCTACAAACTCTATTTCACCTGTCTCTGTATCCAGAATACTGAATCCTCTCTTATCGCCACAATCATTCCAATACATTTCATATGGATTACCTAAGTAAAATGTATGTCCATCATTACTTCTGGTATGATAGTGTCCTGAGAATACTGTATCGAACTTTTCTATAATGCCTGTGTCAATTCCTCCTTGTTGAACCATGCCTGGATATAATTCAAATCCAGTGAGTTCAAGATGTCCAAAGGCAAGTTTGGCATCAGACTTTTCTATAGCTGCAAGAGTCTCCTGATAGTTGTCATCACATATCCAAGGCAACATCATTGCTCTGAACCCATCAATATCATAGGTTTCTGGTGAAGATATTGGAACTATGTTGTCATAATGTTCTAGGAGTAAATCAATTGAATTGATATCATTGGTATTCTTATAGTAGACATCATGATTACCTACAAGTTGCCAAACTTTGACCCCCAAATTTTTGAACTTATCATATACATGTTCTTTTGCCCAATCGAGTGACCAATAATCTATGTTCTTTCGGTTATCAAAAGCATCTCCCATGTGGATACAATGTTTGATACCTCTTTTTTCTAGTTCTGGAAAGAATATATTGTCGTAAAATTTTTGAAAGAAGTCATGAAATACCTTACTACCCCTTCTACCTCCGAAGTGAGTATCAGTTATTATTGCTATCTTCATTCTTTAGTTCCTTTTGTTCTTTTAAATATTCTTCTCTACCGCATTTGGTAAACTCGCCTTTCTCGTAATCAAAGTAAGGGTGTGGTGCAGCAGATACCACTGGGTCTTTTGTTCTGTTCTTGATAACAATAAATCTATCAGCAGCAAATGTTCCTGCTAACTGAACTACAACCTCATCTTCATCTTTCCAGTTGATACTACCGTCTTTCTTGGTGTGAAGCATTGCTTCTTGTATCTGGTCAATTAGTTCTTGTGTTAGCTTCATTGATTCATCTTTGTTTGTACTGCTTCTTTTATTGAATTGTAATCGCTAGAATAGCCGCCATCGTCATCAACGTGCATAACCTCATCATACCCCGACTTCTCAATGATCTTTTCACGGATCTCCATTTGTTTTTTCTCTTTCTGTATACGTCTGAGGAAAGCATAGTGTATGATTTGAGTGAAGTAAGCAAAAGGATTCGTAGATTTCTCTGGATTGAAGTTATGTATATACTGAACGCAGTTCTCGATGCCATCTGATATCATGTCCTCTCTGAACATATAGTTCACAAAGTTTGGTTTGTATGATAAGTGAGTTGCGATCTTCACAAAACACTCACCAAGATAGTTTGTAATTCTAGGTTTAGGGTCTCCCTTCTCTTCTGCCTCTTTTACGTCAGCCTTATATTGTACGATAGCATAAAGGAATTCTTTATTGTTAACGTAGTGTTCAGATCTCTTTCGGGTCTTACCTTTTGCGGGCATTTATATTACCTCTTTTGTTAGTTTAAGTATACCATAAAACTGGACGCTTGACAAGTCTATGAATTGGATGTACAATAGCTCTGTCAGAGCGCAAGGGATGTTTTAGCTGCTTAGCTTTGCTCAGAGCCATTCTTAAATAACTTCTCAAGATGCTCTCGAGCCTTCTCGACTGAAATTACATATCCCATCTTCTTTGTTACTTTAATTTTTTCTGATGAACCTCCTTTCTGAATAAGGTTTGTCATGATAAATCTCTGATAATAGGCGACGACCTCGGAGTCTTCCCTTGCCTCAACTACAGTTATAACTTTGTCCATAGGTATGATAATTATACCTTCAGCTGGCATACTTCTTAACCATGGCATCATGCGAAGACCTTCATGTCTTCCATCCATACTGACTGTTTCTATCTCTACAGGATCACTTATAATTAAAACCGTGCGACCATTTTCCTCAGAGGGCATGACTTCACCGAAGATCTCCTCTCCTGAGACTAGTTTTACGGATGCGTAGAAATCTTCTTCCATCTTATTTTAGTTTGATGTGGGATAGTTCATAATTAAAATCTTCTTCTTTATATATTTTTATTCTTTCTATCAGATGATTCAAAGTGTAATTTCTTTTAGAATTAAATGTAATATCATCTGCTATATCATATAACATTGCATGGGTCTTGTCCTTTGATTTCCTTAGAACCCTACCAATACTTTGTAAATTGCGTATTCTACTCTTGCTAGGAGATGCAAAGATGACGTTATGTAAGGCCTTAATGTTAATTCCTGTAGAAAAAGTACCATAAGAGGCAACAATGATTGCATCTGATTCTTTTTCCGTTATGGATCTAACCTGTTCTCGCTCTTCTCCGTCCACTCCACCGTGTACATAAAATACTTTCCTATTATTCTCTACACTGTTATTTATTAGATTAAACAATGGTTCGCCATGAGCTTCAACTCTACTGTATAGGACTAAAGTATTGCCTTTTAGAGTCACAGTGAGGTTCTTAATGAACTCATTTCTCCTTTCGTGTTCTATAATATAGTTCATTTCTTCTCTATACTCATCAAACTGGCGCGGTTCATGTTTAAGTAGTATAATCCGTATGGATAACTTCGCCAGTTGTCCCTTGGCCTGTAGTTCTGATGTCTTTGTAACTTTGTAAGACGGCCCAAATAGTCCCTCTAGAACCCATTTGTGAGTCTGTGTGCCACTCAATGTACCAGTAAAACCATATCTATATTTTGTATCCCTCATCTTGGACATGATATTGATAAGAGATTTAGATTTGAATTGATGTGCTTCATCTCCTACAATTACATCAAACTGAGAGAACCAGTGTCTATCCATCTTGTAGATAGATTGCCAAGTTGATATTGTTACACGTTGTTGTCCGTTCTTATTTCTACCAGAATATACTCTGTGACAGTATTTTTCTACATCCCAACCATAATCAGTGAAGTCTTTATACATCTGTTCTACGAGAGATGTGGTTGGAACTACAAGCAATATTCTTCTTTTTCTACCTACATGGTAACGTGTCACAGCATATATCATCAATGACTTGCCTGATCCAGTAGGAGATATAATTAGTCTTCTATTGTTTCTAAGTGCGTCAAAGACACCATCTATCTGATAATCTCTAGGTTTGAAACTAGAAATTGCAGTCATGTAATCCTTTACGCCTTCTAGTGATATCTCTTCATTCTCTTCAAAAGGAGTTCCGTATGTATCATTGTCTAAAAATTTTACACCATAGTTGGCCTTCTTTGCCCATGATACTATCTTATCCAGTAATCCCACATACACTTCACCTGTAGCAGTGGAAAACAATCTTATCTTTCCATCCCAGTGTCTATTCCTGTATTGTGGCATGAACTTTGCGCCAGGAACATCAAAGGTAAAGTAATCTGATAGTTCTTGCTGAACGTGAGGTTCTGCATCTACTACGAGATGTACTTCATTCTTTTTAGAGATGGTAAGATCACTCATAACCCATTCGTAAATCTTTGCCATTCAATGGCATTTTTGATTTGATATGTTCTATTAGATACGATCTTAAGAATACTCTCAAGATAATCTAACATGATCTGATAATATTCTATCTTTGCGGTACATTTGATGAGATCAGGGTCTGCATCAAAGTACTTGTCTAAGTCTGCCTTTAAAACTTTATAGTCGAACGGTCTTTCTGCATATATCTCTGGCGATGCCTTGCCACTATAATATATCCACTTCTCTTTTTTTAAGATCTTAAATTGTGTCTCCTGAGCTTTCTGTAATGTCAGGATATTGGTGTAAATTTTATAATACTTTGCGTGTAAGGCTGGTGTTTTTGTAGATTCTGAGTGTAATAATTCATTATCTATAACCGAATCCTTATCCCAAAGTCCTTGTATGAACTCAAGATTCATTACCTACTAAACTCTCCACATTAAAAATAGTATATTTGAAAGAGGCTGTCGCCATAATATAATTTATATCAGTTGCATTGGCTGAAAATGGCACAGGTGTCAGAGATGCAGGGAACATGTCCTTGAATCTGATTTTTGCAACTGGATTGAAACTACTATTATATACTAACATAGTTCCGTCCGATCTGGCACTCTTTAAGAGATCTTCTTCATTTGGATTTAAAGGAATACTTTCATCAATAGACTCAGGAAATCCAAGTGATCTCATCCACCTCTCTATTGAAAGGTAGTTCTCCAAGTTTTCATCAATAAAAAACTCAATGTCAAAATCTCCATAGTCTATCTTATCTCCAGGCACAGGGATATCTTTCAAGTAAGATGTCTGAATAGACACTCCTAGATTGATATTTGGTATTGTAACTGACTGCGAAAAGAAATCTACCTTTGGTGCTTTAGTTAAATTAAACTTAAATCCAACTGGCGACAGGAAATTTCTATTTGCAACTTGTCTAGAAAAGACAGAATATTGATCCGCCATTGACGCTTTACTTTTATTTAGCAGTTTTCATTGAGGTCTTCTGCCATGTTTCCACCTATATTAGATCCCTGATTACCACCAAACATAGCCACCCAACCAGCAGCGACCCAACCAACAAAGGGGATAGAACTAAGAGTAGGAGCAGCAGCTGCACCAACTGAAGTACCCACAAGTCTTCCTGTACCTTTGGCTGCTCCGACTGCTTCGATACAGGCCTCACTTTTTCGGGCGGCACTTATTGAATCTGATTGTTCTTGTGTCAATCCAGGCCTTCCATCTAACCATGATCTATGATTTGATACTGCACCACCTTGATTGATCTGACCATCCATGAAGTATTCTTCTACTACCTTCTGCGTATTATTTGCTAGTCCTAAGAAACCACCCTTCTCTTTGATGTCCTTAGTTATGTACGCTGTCTTGGGATCGTTTGCAGTATAACTCAACTTATATCCTTGTTCGTCTGCTTGAACAACATAAGAAGTATAAGGGCCTACTGGAACGTTGATGTTTGGAATTTTATTTTTCTCTCTGGTTGCGATGTAACCTATCATTCCGATATGTGATACAGCAAAAAGACTGCCAACAATACCAACAGAGATCCATTTTAATTTATTCATAATTCTCATACTGAACCGTCTACTATATAGGCATAAAAAAAGAGACCCATTTGGGTCTCTTTGTGAGATTGTAATATTGAATTACATAAGGTTAGAAACCTTAACTCTTCTGTAGTATCTGTTTGAGTTGGATAGAAGTCTTCCAAGACCTTGGTTAGATACGTTACCTTCGGCAAATGGGTTTGCAACGATTCCGTAACGAGTCTTAAAGCCAATTTTTGGTTGGAATGTGTCTTGTCCCACAGCTCTTACCATCTGTAATGGAACGTAAGGGCAGTAGAATAATCCAGCATCATAAG